GTGCAATTGTCGGGTTACGCATTGGATATAACAGAAGAAAATTGTTTAGTTCGGGTTTCTGATATCTTCCCATTTAAATTTCCCGGAAGGACAGAGAGAACCGCATTTTACATTTTGCAGCACTTTGTGAGGTGCCTACCCAGAGGGTATTTTAGAGTGCTAAGGCACATAACGAAATCTAAACGAATGGCGGCAAATCAGTTTTTTTTGATAAAATTTCCACAAGAAAAGAAGTGTGCTCACACATCATGTAGGTGTGAGACGGTGGTAACTGGAATTCATCCAGTGACAAAGGGGTACGAGTTTCGTATGAAGATGACTGAGTATAGCAAGTCACTTGCAGATTTTAGTATTGATATTTGTTCGCAATTTGATATTGCAAATGGTCAGATACGGAAACACAAGGCAGACAAGGACTTACTCTATGTCATATCAAATTTCCGAGCAAAATACCCTTTTATCGACAACAATTTAAAAGTTGTCCCAGCACCTCTGAGTAAATATGGATTGCCACGCCCGTCAACAATGTTTTATACAGATGGCAGAATTGAGAAGATTATGAAGATAGTTGATAAGCGAATGCTTTGGAGATGGACAAGGACCAGATTATCTCGTGATAAATGGGAATGGGTTCATCATCATAGTAAGCACTCGGAACCAACTCTGGAGATCCCAACTCTCAAGGCTATGTGTATGAAAATTTTGTCAGCACGTAATATGGCGTATACATCTGAAGGAGAGAGGCCAAAGTACCTCGTATCAGATTCTAATTTGTTGACAAAGAAATATCCTGATGCAGTAATAAACCTTTGCAGGCAGACTCACAGAACGACAACAGCAACTCAGGATACACTGAAGCACTTGAATTATGCTTTAGATCTGTTGTATCTAAAACTCGGCACCAAAGCAGATATTGGCAAGCATAGGGCATCTATAGATTTTGGATGTCTAGCCAATACGAATATGGAGGCCTCCAATGGGCTGAACCCAGGCCCTGAATCAAAACCAGTTGTGGGGGGGATTCAGTATGTAATATCACCAAATGGGAAAAAGATGGAAGGGTTTTATCATGACATATGCACCGTGGCAGAGTATTTTAAGACGGGAGAGCCTTTCTTAGTTACATACAAAGTAGCGCCAAAAGTAGAACACTTTTGGACGCCGGAGTCGGAGAGTTATACAGAGGAAGAATGGGCAGCCAAAATAAACAAGCTGCGATTATTCGTTATGTGCAATGGCCCTATGATGGCAATAGAGAGAATAATATCTCAATTACGCCATCATATAGAGCAGAGAGGGGGATGTATACGGGTCGGCAAGTCGTACTCGCGAGGGGGAGCGCAGATGCTGGCGGAGCAATTGAAGATAACTGAGGCAGAGGCATTTCATCGAATAATGCAAGAAGGCGATTTTAAAAATTATGATTTGTCAGTCTTGGCAGTGTGTATAGAGCTCTACTATTCACTAGCCTTGATATATGAGCGGCCCGGAACTAAGGTTTATGATAAGAAGCGCAAGGCCGCCCATTTTGTGATGAATAATGTTATCCATAGAATTACACAGATATTTGGGGAGATATGGGCCTTTGTGACCGGTCAGGTTCCAAGTGGTATCTATAGTACCTCCCACATGGATTCGTGGATCACTGCTCTTTACTTTTGCCTTTTTT